TACAATACAGGCGAACAAAGTTTCTTATAATGCTATGGAATTAACATTTATAGAACTGTAAGGGGGTAAAGTATGCTAACAACGGATAAAACTATATTAGATGCTTACAAAAGCCCCGTAAGGCACATTAACGCGGAAATTATCGTATATGATGGCGATGCTGTGAAAACCCGCTTTTATGATGATACTGTTATACAATCAATATCATTGGAGCGAACAAGCGAAACAAATAAGTTTTTCGGTTTCGGCGTAAGTCATAAGGCAAATATAAAGGTATTAGATATAGAACGTAATATAGATATAAAGGCAGGAAACAGCCTTGTTATTGATATTAAGAACGGCGGCAACGCCTTACGCATAGCCCCACGCCTTTATATTACAGAGATACATAGGGACGAGATAACAAACCAATTATCTATAACTGCCTATGATAAGTTAAAAGACGCGGCAACGCACACAGTAAGCGAATTAAGCGTAGAGTTACCCGCAACAATAGCAGATTATGCGACACAGGCAGCAGCCGCATTGGGCTTAGGCGTTTTCTATTACACAGAAAACGCGGCTTTTAGTGTTTCATATGAAACAGGGGCTAACCTTGATGGGGCTGAAACCCTGCGGCAACTCTTAGACGCGATAGCGGAAGCAACTCAAAGCATTTACTATATCAGCCGCTACAATACGCTTATTTTCAAACCATTAGACAAAGACGGCACAGCAGCCTATACCATAGACAAAGAGCAATATTATAACCTTGAAAGCGGCGATAATCGCAGATTGGCGGCTATCTGCCATACTACGGAATTGGGCGATAGCATAACCGCAAAGTTAGAAGTAAGCGGCACAACCCAATATGTGCGGGATAACCCGTTTTATGAGTTGCGTGAAGATACCCATACATTGATAGATAATGCTTTATCTGCTGTTGGCGGTATGACTATAAACCAATACGAATGTGATTGGAGAGGAAACCCTGCGATAGAAATAGGCGATAAGTTAGCCATAGTCAAGAAGGACGGCACAACCGCCCTAACATACCTATTGGATGATACTTTAACCTATGACGGCACTTTATCACAGCGTAGCCAATGGCGTTATGAAGATGGAGAAGCGGAAACCGCTGAAAACCCAACAAACTTAGGTGAAGCACTCTATAAAACGTTCGCAAGGGTTGATAAGGTTAATAAGCAAATAGATATTGTAGCAAGCGATACAGAAACAAATGCTAACAATATATCAGCAATACAATTAAATACAGAAAGCCTAATAGCGTCCGTTACAAAGATTGAAGAAAACGTTAATACTACTATTGAGGGCGTAAATGGAGAAATTGAAACCCTTTCGCAGAAAGTAAATGCGGCTATGACTGCTGAGGGCGTTAAACTATCTATACAAGAGGAATTAGCAAACGGCGTAAATAAAGTATATACAGAAACAGGGTTCGCATTTGACGCAGACGGATTAAGGATTAGTAAGACGGGAAGCGAAATGGAAAGCCTATTAGATGAAGATGGGTTAAAGGTATTTCGTGATGATGTAGAAGTATTAACCGCTGATAATGTCGGTGTTAATTGTATTAACGTTAATATAAGACAATACCTAATGATAGGTGATAGCCGTTTTGAAGCCTATGGAGCAGGACGGACGGGCTGTTTCTGGATAGGAGGTTAATTAAATGGCTACACAAGGGCAAGTAGATACAAGTAAATGGACGGGCACATATGGTAATAGATACCTAAGTTTCTATTGGAGAAGAGAAAGTATAGATGTAGCAGCACAAACAACCACAATATATTGGTGGTTGATGATGAACGGGACAAACACAAGTCAAGTAACGTGCGAACCATTCCAAATACAGATAGATGGCACTAATGTCTATTGGAGCGATGTAAGAACTAAATACGGGCTTTATGAGGAAATCGCGGATGGTTACACTACCATACAGCATAACGCAGACGGCACTAAAACTTTTAGTGTAACTGTTAGAGGTGCTATATATTCCAGTAGCGTCAATGTAACGGGCAGCGGTAATTTTACCTTAGAACCAGTAGGAAAGGCTAATATCTTAGCCGCCCCTAACTTTACCGATGAAGACAACCCAACCATAGCGTATGAAAATACCGTAGGAAATACTATTACATCCCTTGCGGCGGCTATCAGCCTAACAGGGGAAACGCCTGATATACCGTATAGGGAAGTAGATATAAACGGCAGTAGTTATACATTCAATCTAACCGCAGCGGAACGAAAAACACTTAGAGCCGCCACAGTAGGCAGCAACAGCCGCAAAGTTAGGTTTTACTTGCGTAGTATCGTTGGAGAGGATTATTTCTTTTCGTGGATGGAAGTAACCTTTACCGTAATAAATGCTATGCCAACCATAGCAGCAGCGGTAATAGATACGAATGAAACCACAAAAGCACTAACAGGCAGCGTATCAACGCTAATAAGGTATCATAGCACAGCATACGCGGCTATGACGGCAACAGCCTATAAAGAAGCAACCATAAGAACCAATGTTATTGAATACAACGGCACATTAACAAGCAACACTACTAAAACTGTGCCAAATGTAGAGAGTAACGTGTTTTCCTTTATTGCGTCTGATAGTCGCGGCAATACGGCAAATGAAACCATTGTAGCCCCTATGATTGACTATATACGTCCAACAGCAAACATAGACACAACGCAGCGTATGAGTGCTGAGGGCGTATATACTTTGAGCGTAAGCGGCAATTACTACAATGATACCTTTGGTTATACATCAGCCGCAGCCGCAAACACACTAACGCTACAATACCGCTACAAGGAGCAGGGCGGCAGTTATGGTAGTTGGGTTAATATGTCCCCAACCATAACAAATAACACTTACTCAGCGTCTATAACGCTTACAGGGCTTGATTATAGGACGGTTTATGTATTCCAATGCCGCATAGTTGATAAGTTAAATACCGTTTTATCTGCTGAGGTAACAAGCATAAGCCTACCCGTTTATCATTGGAGTGATAAAGACTTTGTATTTGAAGTGCCTGTAACCTTTAATGCGGGTTTTACAGGAGAGGGCGAAACGGGCGGCGGTAGCGGCGAATGTGCTATTGTAGATGGAACATATACAGGAGACTTAAAGGTAACAGGGGATTTATGGTTAAAAGGCAGCGGAAACTATGGTAATACAATATACTTTGGTGATAAGACATACACCTATATACAGGAAACCCCTGACGATACCTTAAATATTAAGGCAACTACAATAAACCTAAACGGCACTAATATAAATGTTAATGGTTCGCCTATTGGTAGCGGCGGCAGCAGTAACGCAACCTATGGCACATGGACGCCAACCCTTACAACGTCAGCAGCGGTATCATCATACACCACGCGGCAGGGATGGTATCAAAAGGTGGGTAATGTTGTCACTATTGGTTGGCAGATAAAAGCCAATATAAAAAATGGTTATGCTACAAGCGTAATAGGAATAAGCGGATGCCCTTTTACCCCGTCTCATAGTGCGTTTGGCGGCGGCATAGCAGATAATGTCTATATGTCTTATAAATTCACCTTTGGCGGCTATGTGTTAGGAACAGATGGGGTTATATCATTACGCGGACAAATATGCCAATTAACACTTGACGCAAATCAAAGTATAACAAGTGCCGTATATTACCCGGAAGGATTGACACCGGGATTATTAACCTTAGGCGGCTCTATAACATTTATGACAAGTAATTAAGGGGGTTAGACGATGGAAGCAGTATTAGCAGCCATTACACAAGTAGGCTTTCCTATTGTTTGTGCGGGGGTTATGGGTTGGTTTATTTATAAAATCTATACCAATAGCACAGAGCAAAATAAGGTATATATGGAGAAAGTTCAAGCCCGTTGTGCTGAAAGAGAAGAAAAGTTATATACTTATATTGATAAGGCACAAGAGATAAACGGGCAAGCCATAGCAACCATTACCCTATATGCTGAAAGATTAGATACCATACAGGCAGACGTAAAAGAAATAAAAGAACGGCTACAATAAGCGTTACACAGAACGCTATGAGAGCCGCCGAAAGGGAAGCGGGTAATACAATTCCCTTATTGACTTAAAAACGAACGATTACAGCGGGACGTGTGAAACGTCCCGCCTTTTTTTGTTAGTGCCGGATAATCTAACCAATAGAGGGAAAACCGTAATTGCTAAATCCGCAAGCCTATGATAGTCTTAAAGCATAGGAGAGTGATTATATTATGTCGGTTATCCGCATACATAAGACAAGCAATTTTACAGTAATGTCTAATTATCATTTCAAAGAGAAAGGAATGAGCCTAAAAGCAAAGGGGTTATTATCGTTGATGCTATCCCTGCCCGATGATTGGAATTATAGCGTTTCGGGGCTTGTTAAGTTATCTAAGGATGGGAAAGATAGTGTAATGTCTGCCCTACAAGAGTTAGAAAAGTTTGGTTATCTCAGCCGCAGCCAACAATTCAACGCAAAGGGACAATTTAGCGGAATAGAGTATAACATATATGAAGAACCGCAACCGGAAAACCCCACTACGGCTAAACAGAATGCGGCTAAGCCCATATCGGCTAATCAGGATGCGGAAAACCCGCGACAATTAAATACTAATCAATTAAAAAATAAAGAAAATAAAAATATTAAAGAATTAAGCACTAACGAAAATACCATTAGCGAAAGTGAATTGTTTGAAATTCTTTTATCTATTGATGATACGGATTTAGCGGAATTATATAGAGAGTATGCTGAGTGGAGAAATACAACAGAAGCCCCACTTACAAAGCAGGGCTTGAAGATGCTTATAAAACGCTGTGAAAGGTTAAGCGAATACAACGTAGCCATACAAAAAGCGATGATAGAAACATCACTAATTCAAGGTTGGAAGAATGTTTTCTCTCCTAAGCAAGAGGAAATGAAAGGCGTTAATAATGTTTTAGAGGAACACGGCAAAATATTGTTTGGTGAATAGGGGTAAGGGGCAGGGGATGCCCCCTTTTTCTGTTGGTGGATGCCCTCCAATCCCACAAGTAAAATTTCTCCTAATTCCCCCACACCTTCACACTCTTAACAACATAGTAACATCCTGTGGATATCTTTTGGTAACACACAAGTAAAATTTGTCCCTTTACAAGTAAAATTTGTCCTTATTCCAAGTAAAATTTCTCCCAATTGGCGATTTTAGAAGTAAAATTTGTCCTTTTACAAGTAAAATCTGTCCTTTTTAGGTTGCTGAAACCCTGTAAAATCAAGGGGTTCGCCCCCCTCTAAAATATACATAAAATAAGGGATACTCACTACGTTCGTATCCCTATGCTTACTGTGTATCTAAGTAGTAGTAGGAGAATAGTATATTTTATTTACTTTACAAAAGAGGAAAAGGGAAAAGGAAAACTCTACTTCCTTTTCATAATTAGGACAAAGGGAAAAATAATTCCTTATTCCCTTGACAAATACCCTAATATTTGGTAGAATAGTCATAGGTAATAATACCTACTGTATCTTCACAAATATATATCATTGAAGCATAGGCGTAGCACCTACTTTAAGAAAAAGAAAGGAAGTAGAAGCAATGAATAATACCCGCCGTAAGCAGATAGCCGCCATTATGGCAAAGTTAGAGGAACTTAGGGAAGAAGTGGAAGCCCTTCACGATGAAGAACAGGAATGCTTTGATAATCTGCCTGAGGGCATACAGTATAGCGAACGCGGTGAAGCAATGGAAGCCGCAGCCGATAACCTTGAAACCGCTATGGATAGCATACAGGAAGCCATAGACGCATTAGAAGAAGCAAGCGTGTAAAGCCAATAGGCAGAAAGGGTAAAGCAATGACAATGCTTGATATTTTCAAAGAGCGGATGCCACAGGGTATGGAGATTATCAAGGTTAAGGAAAGAAACAGTTATTATAAAATAACTGTTAAATATAACGGCGTAGAAGCAGAAAACGATTTACCTAAAAGCAGCACACCTGGTTGTCAAAACAAGGTATGTGATTTTAATATAGCCGCGATAATGATGTATATAGCATTAAAGAAAGATGATAGAGATATGGCGGCAGAATGGCATAACAAGGGATTAACAACAGCACACGAACTAATAAAATAATTAGCCGCCCTTGTGGCGGCTTTTCGCACAGAAAGGATAAACGGCAATGTTGAACGGGTTAGATTTAATCAATGAACGCGAAAACACAATAGTAATGAGTAACCGACTTATACAGAACTCTTACTATGAGTTATCCATTATCCCGCTTAAAACGCTGCTGTATGCTATCAGTAAGATAAAGCGGGATGATACCCACGAAAAAGAGTATAGCATTAGCGTTACTGAACTATGCCAAGTTTGCCGTATGCCCTATAAAGGCACAAACGCCTATAAGGGCAGGGGCGGCATTGTTTATAAGGCAATGCGGGAACTGAGAGCAAAGCACCTTGATTTGTTTGATGAACAGGGCAGGGCATTTAATACGGGTTGGTTTTCAAAGGTTAAGATGGAGAAAGACAACGATACCGTTTATTATACCTTTGATAGCGACTTAATGCCCTACCTGTTTAACTTAACAAAAGAAATAGGCAATTTCACAATTACCACACTTAGCGTAATTTGTTCTATGGAAACGATACAAGGAATAAGAATGTATCTGTTTTTAAGAAGTATAGCGGGTATGCGTAAGGTTGAAGTTACATTAGATGAAATTAGGGAAAGAACGGGACATGCGGGAAAATATGAAGCCTTTAAGGATTTGCGTATTAGAGTTATAGAACCCGCAATAGAAGAAATAAATAATTATAGTGATATAGAAGTAAAATGGGAAGTAGGGGAAAAAGAGGGGAAAAAGATTAAATCTATTGTTTTTACTATCAATAGCGGGGCTTATTTAACTGCTGATGAAAAAGATGAAAAAGAACATCGGCGTAATATGAAACTATACGGCGTTAAAAGTCCTGCCTTTACATACCGCAAAGAACGTAGAATTAAGTATATAAAGCGATAAGTAAGGTTTGTTAATAGTGGTAAGGAAAGCAACCAAATTTGACAATGCCCTTCATTCGCACAGAATGCCCCTCCTCAGCCTTTCCAACTTTCCTTGATATAAACGTCAGGGCATGGGGTTGGAAGGGCAGGAGGGGGCAATTTCAATCGTTTTCGTAAATGGTTAAACTAATACCCTGCCCCATGATGTGGGGCAGGGCATTTTTATGCTTCATCATCAGCAGAAAGGTAGATATCTGCCAAATCTTCATCAGCCTTAATGGCTTCAAACTCAGCAGGGTAGAGATGGGCTATTAAATCAACATCCCTATCAAAAACGCTATGGATAGTATCAAAATAGCCATCATCGTCTAATTCGTGGCAAAGTGTGGCGAGATACTCAGCAGCAAACCGCCAAAAGGCAAACTCGCGGGTAGGCTTTTTACCATACTTGCGGTAGTATTCGCAGCGTAGAGCCGCAATTATAGCCTTATCAAGCATAAAGCAGAAACCCCTTACTTAGCAGCCTTTTCAAGGGCTTTAAGAGCCTTGCCAATCTTAGCCATACGGGCAGCCTGAGCCTGAGAGAAAGTTACCTTAGGTTCGGGTTCGGCGGGCTTCCAACCGAGGAACTTTTCAAGGTATTCATTGCGGGTGATGATGAAAGAAGCACCAACCACAAACTCCTTACCCTTCTTAGAAGTGCGGGTTTCTGCCATCTTAGCACGTTCCAACAGGTATTTAAGGGCATCAACGTCCCCACGGGTTTCGGCATCATCGTAGAGAGCATCAAAATTCAAGTGCTTAATCTGTTCCTTGTCGTTAATATTAATCAACTTAGTAGCGTCCATAGAAATATACCGCCTTTCTTTTAATGTGTGCCGCAAAGAACATATAACAGCGACAAAGCAATTCCTATCACACAGGCGTTATAGACGATGCGGCACGGCAACATAATACGCCTATTGGAAACATAATACAATGTATCATTTGGTAAAACAAGAAAAAATTTTTAATAGCGTTGGGCAAAGTAGGAAAATCATATAACAAGAATTTTTATATATAAAGAGGGAAACACGGGGGGAGTAGCGGTATATTACATATACGGTTTTTCGCTACGCTCAAACCTATATGTAATATACCTTATAGCCGCCCCATAAATGGGGACGGCTAATAAACCAATAGTAAAGAGAAGTAAAGGAAGTAAATGTTTCACGTGAAACAATTGAAAAGACGCGGCAATGGCGTTATAATAAGCAATAATCGCATACAAAAAGAAAGCGGGTATCAGCGTGTAAAAAAATTATTGGCTACCGGGAAATAATTTTACACAAGGATACCCTTTTTCTATACATCAAGATAAACAAAGTTATTTTATTTTATTATATATTTAAGAGCCGTATTTTTATTGCTAATAACTATAAAAATGACGTGATAGCGTGAAAATTGATAAATCATAAAAAAATGCGTGTTGCCGCAGTTATTCCTTCTCTTGCTATTGGAGCGAGAAAAAAATTTTAGTCATAAGAAAAAAACTACTTACCGCATACCCTCAATAAAAACTTATAGGGTGAAGGGGCGGCGGTTCGCGTCTCCCTCCCTGTATGCCGCATTAGGTAGGCACGGGGTATCAAGAGGGTTAGCCCTTGCCGTCAAAATTTGAAATTTTCAAAAATTTTTGATATAATAATAGAGTAAGATGAAGCAAGGGCAACAAGCCCCGACAAGAGAAAGGAAAAGACTAATATGAAAAAGTTTAGTGTTGTTGTTGAAATTATGCTACAAGAAACTTTTGAAGTAAAAGCAGAAACAAGAGAAGATGCCGTAGAAATGGCAAAGAATGCTATGACAGATGAAATAGAATATAATATTAACTATGAAAACCTTAATAAGGATGTAGAGTATTCGGGCGGCGGTTATACTATCAAAAGAGCAGACGCAGTAGGATATTATAAGGTAGATGGAACTTATAAGTATTACGCACGATAAGAGAAAGGAAAAAAGAATTATGAATAAGTATATTATTAATGTTGTTACTACTATGTCCGACTTTGTTAGCGTGTATGCCGATAGTGAAGAAGAAGCAATTAGCAAGGCT